AGAGTTTGCTTGCCGATGCAGGTTTATCGTTCTCCACTGCTTCGTAGAGTCCTTTGTTGAGCCAGGATGCTGGGTAGGGAATGTAGGTCATGTCGGGTAGCTTACTTTCCGAATACGCTTTAGTGAGGCCAATCATCTCATCAGCGGTTTTCTTTTTTAGCACTTGCTTCCATGCTTTTAGGGCATCAGCTTTGGCTACCTTTTTAGGGTAAAGATTCCAGAATGTATCAAAAGAATCAAGGTCGCTTTTAAGTGATGGTTCTTTGATGGTTAATATTATGTTTTGCGTGCCAACAGGTGTCACCCCTGATTTACCTGAGCTGTCACCCCTGCTTACCCAGTCTGTCACCCCTGATGCTGAATCTGTCACCCCTGAGCTAATCGTTATCCAGTAAAGGTTGGTCTTGTATTGAGTCTTTGTGGGTGCGTTTTGCAGCTCAACTTTTAGCTCACCCAGCTCAACAAGTTCTTGGATGTCACGCTTGACCGAACGCTCTGAGGCGTTTGCGTATCTTGCCAGGGTAGAGATAGAAGGCCAAGCACCATGATCTCCCAGGTGATTAGCAATGCCCAACAACACAAGCTTGGCTCTGCCGGTAGCTCTGGAATTGTTTAGGACTAGGGATACTGCTTCAATGCTCATCTTGCAGCTGCTCTCTCAGCCATCAGCATCATGACAGTTGGGCTAATGACTCTGTTATCGTAGCCCTCTTTGACCAGCATCACCCACTGGCCGTTGTCGAGTCCCATAGCCTGGTAATCCATCTCAGCCATAAAGATGTTTCCGCCGTACATTGTGAGCACCTCGGCGAGTGTTTTGTTATCCCAGTTAAACATAAAATGTGCCTTTCTCTAATGAGTTGGCACACTATAATTGCAGAGATGCCAACAACTGATCTGTTGGTATCGGCCCTTCTGAGTTATCTCAGGGGGGCCTTTTTATTTAGTTATGTTTTTACCTTAGCACCCTAAAAGTATTCGATGTCGTTATTTGGCACCGGTGTCCTGTTGAAGTCGTTATCTAACAGCCACCAGCCGTCACCCATGTAGACAGGGGTAAACTCTGGAACCTGGTGTCGCTCTAGCTTCCAGCCGAATAACCTGCCCATCTCGGCGAACCTAGCGTTTGACTCAAGCATAAAGTTGGCAGCACTGCAAAGCACAATGATGTTGCTAGGTCTGTCTAAGGCTCTACTGCCACCCATGCCTCTATTGGCTCGATGCTGTGGGATAAGCGTGTCATCGGTAGTGCCACAGTGTGAGCAACACTTGTCACGATCTAGAAACTTCTGAAAGCTTTTCTTATTCATCATCGCCCCAAGGGTTGTACTCTTTAGCAGGGATGTCTAGCCCTGTGCCTTTGTAGTCTGCACTAAAGCCGATGGTGCTTGTGGTTTCAATGTCACGCAACTCATCTGCACTCTCTTGGCAAGTGTGTTTCTTTCGCCATTCTCTGACTAGCACAATGGGATTAGGCTCGTCAGTCTTGAACTTAGCCCCACAGCTACAGGTTTCGGCAATCACCCAAGTAGGCTACCAGCTAGGCGTGTTTCCACTGTATTTCGACATTTTTGCTGATTACGGCCATCATTGTGGCTTGGTCTGACAGCGTTTTTAGCTTGGTTCGGACCCTGTTGTATTCGGCTTTGGCTAGGTCAGCCTTTAGCTTTTCCTCTACCGACTGCAACTTAGCCACAGCTTGCCGGTCTGCCACAGTGCCAGCGTTGTTGATAAAGGCTAAAGACACTGCCTTGTCATAAGCAGCCTCAGCATCTGCCATCTTGCACTCTGCATCGTAGAGTGCGTTAGCTCCCTTGTCCATCTCGCTGGTCAGGCGTTGTAGCTCCTGGACTATGTGGCCTGGTGTAATAATTTCCATCTCTTAGCCTTCTAGCTTTCTCTCTTTGTAGTTGCCATAGCTGTGATACAAGGTCAAGTTCACCTCGGTCAAACTGTTGTTGTAGACACTCTTGCACTTCAAGGATTGACTGAAGCAGAATCCTTTGAGCCTGATAGTCCATTGGCAATTTCCTTGATCTTGTCTAGCGTTGCTGTTTCAGCCCCACCAGTCTTGGCCTCGCTGTATAGCAAGCGTAAACCATCAAGGTCATTGCCTAACTCTGCCGACATTGCCAGCCAGTCTTTTGCAGTTGCCGTACTCTTGACCTGCCGATTGCGTACTTCCTCAGATGAGGCAATACCCTTCTTGGTATCAACAGCTAGGGCAGCAACCATCGCTCTACCCCATGCAGCAGTTTCAGCGTTTTGGACTTCACTATCTCTTGTAAAGTTGGTCGGTCCTGGGATTGGTTCCCAAGCTGTACCGATACCTGGTCGCTCATCATCCGGTGCTCGATAAGCAGCAGCGGTGTAAACAATCCAGCTCTTGTTATTGACAACCACAAACTCGTACTTGACCTGTTGTAGTGAGCCTTGAGGAAACTTCTCTCTAAACTCGACTATGCGTGTTGCAACATCTATGTAATCTAGTGGACCCTTGTAGTTCTGTGCCATCTCTTATTTCGCTTTCTCGTGGTGCAAGTAAGGTGCTCCACCGGCTCTTGATCTAAGACTAAGCAGGTGCTCGCCGTAGATGATGCCTCGCTTCTTACCTTCCATTGCTTTGATAACTCTAGCCTTGAGGTCTGTCAGTAGCTTGTTAGCCTTCTCTGCGTCATTGACAGCGTTGAAGTAATGCACCCCAAGCTCATCCAGGTCAGCCTCGCCATCCTCGATGTTCGGGCTGAGTGCTCGGATAGTTTCTAGGGTTGAGTTAGACCCATCCCAGTCAGGCATCTTTAGGTCTAGGCAAGCTTGCCGGAATCTAAGGGCAGACTCCCAAAGTGTGTTTGCCTCAAACTCATCCCACTCAATGTCAAACTCCATGTAGCTAGATCCTGCAAGTGCTACAAGCTTTGCTCTCCTAATGCCAAAGACTTTCATGTACCAGAGCACTTGTGCCCGATAAGACTGTGGCACTTGTGTCCAGTAGTCGCGAGAGAACTTAACCTCGATGATGCCCCAGTTGCCATCAGCGTCTTTGTAAAGTCCGTCAAGGTTTGCTCTGGCCCAGTCGTAAGTCTTGTTGGCCCAAGTGCCTGTTTCGTAGATCTCCAACTCAGGGTGCTCATCGGCAAACAGTTCCAAGATAGGTGCCTCAAGTTTTGTGCCGAGCTTCATGCTCATGTTGGGTTCTACTTCATCAGGAATCTGACCTGTCTTTTTAGCCCACTTAGTTATGGCTGATTCCCAAGTGCTTAGTCCGGCAATAGCAGCGATGTCTGACCCACCGACTGCACCTGGTTCATTGCGTAGTGAGTGCCACTCCGGTGAGCCGTTGGCAAAGTCACCTAGCAGGACTGCATCCTGCAACTCGTTTATCTCCGTTGGTAGCTTAGAAACTGGCAAGGTTTCCCTCTCTTTCCTTGTCGGCAAGCCCACGCTAACTCTCTCGGCGTGGGTTTGCTATTTATCGTGTTTTTACTCTAGTGTCGGCCTATGACATTTAGACAACTGGAACGCAAATACATTGAGCTGCAACACGCGATCAGCGAGAATGGGGGCGTTGAGTGCAGTCAACTGCCAGAGTGTTTTTTCCCTGAAGATGAGCCCGACTTGTATCTCCGTAAGAAACTCATTGCCGTAGCTAAGGAAGTCTGCAACGACTGTCCGGTCAGAGTGAGGTGCTTGGACTATGCCCTATCAGCAGGGATGGTAGGCATTTGGGGTGGTACTACCGCTGAGGAACGCTCGAAGCTGAGGGGTTAGCTTTTCTTGTCAGTCTTTTCGGCAATCTTGCCAAAGGACTTGTTGATCTCATCAGCGTCAATCTGACCATCAGCCAGGTATGAGCGTGAGAGCTCCTGAGCTACATCTATGATTCCAGCAAAGGCTGCCATAGCAACTGCCTGAGCTACCTCAAGACCGATAACTGCTCCACCGACAAAGATGCCTGTGACCTTCAAGATGATTACAGCTAGGGTTCTGCGTGCGATGTCTAACCACATAGGTCAGTCCTTTCGTAGGGGGTAAGTTGCTGCCCAGATCGTGATTGTTATGAGAATGGCCCAGCCGGCAAAGTCTTTAGCTGTGCCTTCGAGTACGACCCAAGCGATGCCTAAGCCAAGAATTGTCCATACCTGGTCAAGCTGGTCTTTCAAGAACTTCACTAGGGTTTCCTACCTGCCAAGGCCACCTGTGTCACGATCACCGAAGCAACCACAACCTGTTGGGCCTGTTCTCTAACTTCCGGTGTCATGTCTGACCCGATTGAGCGTAGGTTATCTACCAGTTTACTAACCGCTTCTAACGCTAGTTCGATGCTTACTATTGCCTCTGGCAACTCAGGCTCAGGGGTAGGCTCGCTCGGAATTGTCGGCTCTGTGGGGCTCGTAGGGGGCTCGGTAGGCTCTGGGGTAGGTGTTATGACCTCTGGGGGCTTTGTCGGCTCTACAGGCTTTACAGGGCTTGTGGGACTAGGCTCTGGTTCTGGCGTAGGTGTGGGGGTAGGTTCTGGGGTAGGTTCTGGCGTAGGTTCGGGCTCTGGGGCTATGGGAGCCACCGGAGCCACTGGCTCAGGCTCTCTGACAACTTCCTCAGTGCGAGCCACATCTTCGGTGCGTTCAACTGTTTCGGTTCGTTCAACATCATCGGTCCTTACTGTCGTTTCAGTTTGCGGTACAGCTTCAGGGCTAGGAGTGGGGGCCACAGGATCAGGAGCAAGATAACCAGGATGGTAAAGCAAAGCAGGGTCCAGCTCAGTGCCGTCACTAGATACAACGCCAACAAAAGTGGTGAGCTGACCAGCATAGCCACCCTCGCAAAAGTGCTGGGGAATGTTGCCTTTATCCAAGAAGTAGTTGTTTTCATTTTCCCATCCAACTGTAAAGGTTTGCTGAGTGCCAGTCGAGTCGGCACAAGTGATGGTTGCCCAAGCTTGAGCACCATAGGCAGGGGTAGGCTGCCAGATCATAAAGAATAAAAAAAAGCCTACAAGCATGACTCGTAGGCTTTTAGTTTTGGCTAAGTTATTTAGCAAGCTTTGGTTTTACCTCTGGTGCTTTAGGGGGCTTAGGAGCCTTTGGCTTTGGGGCTGGCTCGTGAATTGGTGCAGGTAGGGTTTCGCCTGTGTCAGGTGTTGGCTTGTCAACCTCGTTGTCTAGTTCCCACTTAGCAATTACAGTCCTGACAAACTTGAGAGGATCTACAAAGCCTGAGCCATCTAGTGTCCAGCGGTGAACCTTGCCCTTGCAAATCTCAAAGTGCAGGTGTCTACCAGCAGATGCACCGGTGTTGCCCATAATGCCCAACCGAGTACCAGCCTTGACCTTCTCACCCTTTACAACAGTCAGAGAGTTCTCGACCATGTGAGCGTACCTGGCAACATACCACTCGCCATTTACCTTTGAGCGAATGTCAACATACCAACCGACTCCACCTAGTGAGCCGTCAGCGTTCTTTAGCTTTGATGTACCGGCAGCAATGACAGTGCCATCGTGCCATGCCTCGTTCCAAATCTTTGGCTTTGGTCCCCATAGGTCTACGCCGTTATGACTTTTCCTGATTTTCTCTATAGGATGCACCCTAATTCCGAAGGGGCTTGTGACCTTCCAGTCTTTCTTGAATACGCCATCAAGGGGCATTTGTGGTTTTGTTTTCATCTGTTTACGACTCCAATGATTAGTCCAATAAGGGATACAACGGAAGCAGCTAAACCTGTGTATGCAATCTTTTCAATCCAAGCCAGCCGAGCAAGGGTCAGCTCTACCTCTCTCAAGCGAGCAGGAACCTCGTCTAAGTGGTCCAGCTTTTCAAGGATCTTGACAAGGGTTTCTCCATGCTCAAGTTGCTTGGCGTAAATTGCTTGCTGGGTGATGCGTACCCCAGTTGCTTCCTCAGCCATTATGCGAACAAGTCCTCAATAGGTGCTGTAATTCTGCCGTCAGGCAAAAGATAAGCCTCTGAGTTTAGAGCTTGGCAAAAGGCTAGGGCTTCGGCTTCGGTTATGTTGGTCACTTCCCAAGCCGTTAGTTCTGATTGATCTACTGGCTCTGTGACATAGCCAAGAATTGTCCCGCCGTTTTCTGTTTCTCCTGCAACCCAAGCACCCTGAGCACCGAAGCCAAGTTCGGCAATCTTGTCCTCTGGGCCAGTTCCGTAGTTAGGGTCAGTAAAGTTTAGTTTCCAAGTGGCGTAGTTCACGATAGTTCTTTCTTTGTTTTTTCTACTTCGGCAACAAAGCTGTCTAAGACACCTGCTTGTTCCATAGCCTCAATATGCGAGGCATTCACTGATGAGCCACCCATCAACATAGCCCTAGCGTTGTTGGTCAGTCTTGCTTGCCAGTAGTCGGCTTGGGCTGCTTCAATCTCAGCTCTTGTGTATTTGTGTTTAAAGCTGTCAAAGATTTTCACAAGGTGTTCCATCTCACGCTTGGCACCAATCATAGCTAGTTTAGTTTGCTCTAGTCCTAGCTCTCGCTCTTGTGCCTTAAGTTCGTCTAACTGGTCACCTGTTGAGCGTAGTTTTTCAATTTTAAGCTGTGATTTTTTTACGACTAAAACAGCAGTCTTGTATTTGTATATTGCGTCTTGTAGTTCAATAACAGTTTGGTAATACTGCATTTCAGGCGTGGAGTGTTGTCCTAAGACAAAGCGTTCAATTTGAAAGCCCGAGCGAGGCTGCTGCACTTCAGCTATTGCATCTTCAATTTCATCAAACATCAAAAGACTCCCTCGTCTGCATAGCCTGAAGCCCCACTTCTTCCTACGCTAAGACCGGTTCCAAGTGTGCTTCTAGTGTCTGAAGGAAAAGCAAATTTATATACTGCCGTACTTCCACCAGAACCACCAGCGGAATATCCAGCGATTCCGGTGTTGGCAAAGCCAGTATTTCCAAAGTCTGCACTGGGTAATCCGGTTCCAAGTGTGCTTCTAGTGTCTGAAGGAAAAGCAAATTTATCTACGCTGGACAAAGCAACAGCCCCAAGACCACCGGCAACATAACCTGCAACTCCAGAATTGGCAAAGCCAGCACCAAATCTACTAGCGGTTGATAATCCAGTTCCAAGGGTAGTTCTTGTATCTCCAGGAAAAGCAAATTTATCTACAGTTGTTACTGAAGCAGAGCCATTATATCCACCGGCAACATATCCAGCGACAGCTTGATTGGAAAAGCCCATTGGACTTCGCCCAACAACGGAGAGACCAGTTCCCAAAGTAGACCTGCTATCACTTGGAAAGGCAAATTTCTCTACTGATGTAACATCAACAGTTGTAAATCCGCCTGCGAAATAGCCAGCGACACCTGAATTTGCAAATCCAGTAAGTTGTTGCTTAGCAGAGGCAAGACCCGTTCCCAAAGTAGACCTGCTATCACTTGGAAAGGCAAATTTATCTACAGTTGTGGCTGGAGGTTCATTACCAGCAACATAACCTGCAACTCCAGAATTGGCAAAAGCTCCACCGTTTGTCCTTGCACTGGATAGACCCGTTGCTAGCTCGCTTCTGGTGTCTGATGGAAAGGCAAATTTATTTACCGATGTGAGGTTTATGCTTCCGGTAAATCCACCTGCGACATAGCCAGCGACACCTTTTGCAACAGCCCCACCAGCCCCAGCAGCACTAAAAATACCTAACGCTGAGAGAGTCATTAGACCGCCGTTGCGTTACCAATAATGCGGTAAGAGTTAGTACCCACACAGACAACCGAAACGGCGTCGTAGCGTTGCCCAATTCTGTAGGCGGTGCCAGCGGTTCCTCGACCTGCAAGGCTAACGACTGTGCCATCCCTGGTGATCGTCACAGTTCCGGCACCATCCTGCAAGATGTCTACTCGCTCGCCAGCCTGGAAAGCTGTAGCTGTTCCGATGCTGACTGTGGTGTTAGAGGCAGAGTCAAACTCTAGGATCTTGTAGCGGTCAGAGGTCAGCACTGTGTAAGTAGTAGCAGTAGAGGCTGTTAGTGTCACCTCGTTGCTAAGGTACAGGTTCACATCAGCAGCAGCTAGGACTTCACCAGCGGTAAAGGTTTTTCTTGGCATTGGTTTCCTTATGTTCTCGTTTTAGTTTACTACTCGTAGGCAAGGCGGTCATTGTCCAGCTCACCGAGGACTAGGTTGTCAAGGATGAAGATGGCAAAGTCAAGGCGTTCTAGGGCAAAGGTTATGTTCTTGCTGGTTGAGGTCCAGTCATGGCTGATGCCGATAATTCTCACATACTGCTCGATTGCCGGTGGGATGTCAGAAGGCTCAAACCTCACCAGCACAATGTCACCAATCTCAAGATCTAAGACAGCATCCTGGTTGGCTTCGCTGAGTGTGTCCATAACGACTGTCAAAGACTCAAAGCGATACTGAGGCTCCTTGAATCTGGCAAGCAAGTAATCTGCTAGGAACTGCAACTCAGACTGGCTCGCCACAAGCAGGTTGCTCTGTGAGTAGCTTCGAGGACCATAGACAGTCTGCGATTCAGTATCGGCAGACGAGGCCTCAAGTGCAGGGCTAGAAGCGTTGCTGATAAGGATGCGGTTGTAAAGGTTCTCTGATCCATAGACATTGTTTACACTGGCGAACTGGATACCCTGGTAAACACCAGCAACTACCTCATCGCTGAATACTAGGTTAGGCGTATTAGGCACAGCGTTTCGCTCGCGGAATACAACCTTGCCATCCTTGCCAATAAACAAGTCACCAAATTCTGAGTTGCTTACAAGTTGCAGATACTCAAGCACCGAGGTTCCCTCAGCTACAAGGGCTCCCAGCATTGTTGAGTTGCCAGTGTCAATCTCTCTTTCGGCTGCTGGCCAGTCAACCTCGGGTCTGTCAAGCACAGCGTTCACGCGAGCACCTGAGAGCTGGGCAGTAGGGGTAAACTCCTCAAGCCCTGAGTTGGTCAAAGTCGAGAAGGCATCAGATACATCTATGCGAACCTGTGACCGGTTGCTAGGTGCGTAAACAATGTCAAAGTCATCTATGGCACCGATAAACACTGGCTGGTCATTGCAGGTGATTCTTACAGTTCGGCGAGGAATGAGCTGACCGAAGTAAGGGCCGTTGGGATACAAGGGGTCAAAGTGTCGGTCCGAGTTGTCAACAACAATGCTCGAGGTTCCAGCGTCAATACGATCTAGTGCCTGGTTCTTACCGCGAGCTGTGCTTGTCGCAATGAGTCTGTCGGAGATGTCAAAGTATCTCTCGCCACCAAGGGTAAAGCTTGTGTTGTCTAGGACACCTTTGATTGCGTCATCGAGCACAAAGGCAAAAGGGTCTGCCTGACCGAGGTTTAGACCTAGTTCAACTTTGACTGCTGGGGCTGGCATTACGCTCCCACAAAGACAGCACCAGAAGTACGCTCGTAGGACTTGATAGCCTCAACGATTGCCCTGCCGATAGTCGAGCCAGAGCCAACACCGCCATTGACATTTATGTTGTAAACATTCTGTGGCTTGTTATTTGTGTATTGGCTCATCTTGTTTAGTGGGATAACAGCTTCAGGTTGTCCTGCTTCAGCAATGTTGGCAAGCACTCCACCTGGCTGTGGCATAACGATACCGCCCATAGCAAGGCCTGGAATCTTTGCAGGTACCTTTGTTGGGGCCTTGACTGGCACCTTTGGGATAACGACAGTTGGCACCTTTGGCACCTGAATCTTGATTGCCCCACCGGTGACAGATGACACGATTGAGAGTGCAGCGTTAGCAAGGCTGATGATGCCGTTGAGCCCACTGATGATTGTGTTGATAAAGTTCTCAAACCTTGTGGCTAGGCCGTTGATAACTCCAACGACTAGGTTGCTGATGCTGTCAAAGACAAGCCCAAAGAATCTGCCTACCTCAGTCAAGCCCTTACCGATTGCTTCGAATAACTTAGACCAGCCACCCGATAGGTTGACCAGGTAGTCAATTAGGACAACAGCACCAGCAGCCAACGCTGCAATCAAGGTGATGATCTTGACAATGGGGTTGGCGTTTAGGGCAAAGTTCACACCGAGGATAGCTACTGCCAACGCTCCCATGATTCCTGCAAGCACAGAGATAACAACGCTGTTTTTAGCAATGTAATCAAACAGTCCGGTGATAAGTGGGACAAGCTTTTCTAGCACCGGCAACAAAGCGTTTCCGATAGCTTCCTGCATCTCACCAAAGGCCACAGCCATCTTTGCCGAGCCTGTTGCAGTAGCAGCAGCGGTGCCACCAACCTGAGTTTCGATAGCTGACAGAATCATGTCCTGAGCTTCGAGCATCTTGCCCGACTGAACCAGGACCTTTATCTTTGCCTTCTCTTGCTCGGTGAATGTCACACCGGCTCTAGCTAGGGCAGTTATTCCCTTGATAGGGTCTTGCAAGGCTTTACCAAGCTGAGTGGCGTTAGTTTCTGCTGATCCGAATCCTGCTGCTGCCAAGTCAATAGCAGCTAGGGTAGCTCGGTCCATAGCCCCACCCATAACATCGGCAGTTGCAGCTAGGTTCTTGAAGGTAAGTAGTTTGGCCTGTGTTGCCTTGATGACCTCATCGTCAATCGCGGTCTGCTTCATTGTTTGGTCTGCAAACTCGCGTAGTCGCTTGGTCACCGCACCGGTCTGAGTTCCAAACAGGTTCATTGAGTCAGCAACGCTGCT